ATCAAAACAAGACTTGAAGCAGAAAAAAATAAGTTTGAGAAAAAACTTCAAGAAGAAGAAAAGCAAAAAGCTGAAATCTTAAAACAAAAACAATTAGAAGAAGCTAAGACTAAACAAGACTTGGAAAAGATAATGCAAGAAAGATTATCTGAAAAAGAACAAGAATTGTTAAAAATGAAAAACCAGATCAAAAAAAGAAAAAGTAGATAATTCAATACTATCTGTTGCTAATAGAGAAAAATCTATCAATGCACAACAAGTAGTATCTTTATTAAAAGATGAAGTGAAGTACACAGATGATGGTAGAATAGAAGTAGTTGATAATAATTCTAATGTACGATATAACGCAAAAGGAGAACTACTTACAATTGAAGATCGAGTTAAGGAGTTTTTAGATAGCAACCCACATTTCCGTCAAGGGTCGTTGTCTGGTTCAGGAAGCCAGAGTGCTATTGGTGGTAAAACTGTTAAACCTTTTAACCTACAGGACTTGGACTTAACAAAGCCAGAAGATCGTAAAGCCTATGCAGAATATAGGAAGAAACGAGATTCAGGTGCTGTTGAGATTAATTTAACAAAATAACCTTAATAGGATAATAAAATGGCAAACGAAAGCACAAGTTCTACGCTATCGGAACTATACACAGAGATAGTAGCTGAAGCACAATTCGTAGCTTCTGAAAAATCCATCATGAGAAACTTAGTTAAAAACTATGCGATCACTGGTGGTGGAAAAGCAGTTGAAGTTCCTGTTTATGCAAATGTATCAGCATCAGCAGTAGCAGAAGCAACTGACTTATCTAACACAGCAATCAACCCTAGTTCAGTTACTATAACTGCTAGCGAGGTTGGTGTAATGACAACTTTGACCGATCTAGCAAGAAATTCAGCACCAAGAAATGTTGCTGGAGATATTGGTAAATTGTTTGGAGAAGCACTTGCTAGAAAACAAGACGCAGATTTAACTGCATTGTTTGATGGCTTTTCAAGTGCATTAGGAGATGGTACAGGTGCTATTTCATCTGCTTCAATCTTCCAAGCACTTTCAACTTTAAGAGAAAATGCTCTTAACATTGACGATTGTGCAGTTGTTCTACACCCTAAAATCGCTTATGACTTAAAAGCTGGTTTGACTAATACTTTTGCAAACGCAAATGCAAATGATTTATCAAACGAAGCATTAAGATCAGGTTTTGTTGGTAGATTAGCTGGTATGCCTGTCTTTGAAACTTCAAACATTGCTAATACTGGTAATGCTGGAGATTACAAAGGTGGTGCGTTCCACAGAGATGCACTTGCAATCGCTATGATGGAAGATGTTAAAATCGAAACTCAAAGAGATGCTTCTCTTAGAGCAGACGAGATTGTTGCTACTTCAGTATATGGTGTTGGAGAAATCCATGATTCATATGGTGTTGAGTTACATTTTGATTCATCAATCCAATAATAATTGGATACTTTGTGAGGGTGGGAAACTGCCCTCGCAATCAATATAGGAGAATATAAATGGTTAAATTAGTATTATCAAATCAAACAATGGTTACTCTTAAACGAGGAAACAAAACAATCACAAGAAGTCAATTAGATTACGAAACTAATAAAAGCATGTACGATTTTAGAGGTTTCAAAGTTGCGTCAGATGTTGTAAAAGAAGTAAAAGAAACTACTGAAAATGTAGTACCTTTAAAAAAAAAACGAAAAACAAGAAAGAAAAAAGATGAACAAGTGGATTTGGAAACAAACTAGAAAATGGTCAAAATGGGTTTGGAGAAAAAGCATTAATAACCCAATGTATTCTATTCCTCTAGTTTTAATAATTGCTTATTTAATTTGGAAATAAATTATGGCTAATTATACAGGTGCAGATGTTATTACCACATCAGATGTTCAGAAGTATCAACCTGATGCTTTTGATTTTGGTATATCTACAACTGCTACAGAAACAGTTAATTTTTTAGCACAAACTACTAATGATATTTTAAGAGCATTAAGAGTTGAGTGGTGGCCTGTATATAAGACAAATATATTCACAGATATTACAGTTCTAAATACTGCTGAGATGGTTAATACAAAAGTTAATTTAGATCAGTTTGAACGTGCTGGTGTTTATTTATTTCTTGGAAGATTTTATTTACCAGCATTAACTAAGTTTAGAC